GATCCGGTATAATACGAACTGTATGGAAATCACCAACATACACATCAATTGAAGCTACCAACTCTTTGTCGTTGGTGGTCACGTATCGTGTAGAAGATGCGGTAAAGGTTGAAATTGTTCCTTTGTGCGCGGCAGATACAAGTGCTTTAAGCTCTGAGTTGCCTCCACTGTTGGTGAATATGTCCTGCAGACCGCCTTTGAAGATGGTCTCGGTCAAGGCCCGATCTGTTCCTGCGAAATCTGAAACGTCAGTGCCATCACCAGTGGGGTCAGTTGAGGGAGAAACAACTTGGTTGTTCGTCACGAGATAGGCGTCAAGAGACCCCATCTCACGGGCGACTGTAGTGCTTCCGCCCACCTTGACGTTTGAAGCGCCGATCATTGCATACTCGGCATCCCGCTTTATTTCCTTCATGCGTCGGGCAAGCTGATACGCCATCTCAGATTTAATACCACCACCCTTGAGAACTGTCTCCTGAGTGCCTGTAACGGAGGCGTATTTTGCAAAAATCTGAGTGTAGTTGCCGAGACGAGAACGGTCTCCAACAGCCGCTACGCTGGCGTCGTTACCTTCGACGTTGGCATTAGACGCGGCATCCGCCAGTTCATCAGTCAGCCACTCGTGGTTAGTGCCGGTTGCTTTATTCTTACCCATCATTGTCAGTAACGGGGTCTCGGTGGGAGAAACGTCCCAAAGTACATCCGAGAGATCCTCTCTGTTACCGCCAGTTGCGATAGGCTCATCATAGGTGTTATGAGCGTTGGTTGAAAGTGCCATGATAGTGTTCCTTTAAAGTTTTTTAAGAACCAGCCTGGCGATGTCGTCAGTGCGCCCACCACGGGCCCGGACCTGTTTTCGCTCTGCTGCTTCCTTATTTTTATCAACTACAGCCTTAGTCGCTCGTCGTGTTCCTGACTTCACGATCTTAGGGAGACTCTTCAATTTCTTCTTGGTGCTTTTCGATACATTGGTTACGGCCTTGCCTTTGAGTGCGTCACGTATCAGCATCAACATTCTGGCGTCGTTAACGTTACGATACTCATCCTCGGTAAATCCATACTGTTGAACGAACGCGGCCATGGCTTGGTTGTCCTGATTAAATTTCTCAGGCTCTCTCCACTCCGGAACGTTTTCATGAAGGATTTCGATCTGTTTCGTAACGTACTGCTCTAATGTCTGTTGCTGTCGCTGTTGCTGCTCCTGGGTTCTGGCTTGAAACCCTTGACGGATCTTCTGCTTGAAACTCTCAAGCTGTTGCACCTTCTGTTGAAGTTCCATGTTTTTGGCCGACCACTCTGCTGGATTCTCCCGTCGAAGTCTATCGAGATCCGCCTGCGTGTAACTGCCTACAATTTGCTGTTCTAAGGCATTTACGAGGCCAGAGGCATCGAGCATAAGGTTTGCCAGTTTCTGTTGCTCCTGCGTTGAATATTCGTCAAATTGACGACGTTTATCCGCATCCTCTTTGGATTTGTTGCGGATATGCTTCTCCAACTGGTACGAACTGACAAGTTGCTCGGCAGGAACATACTCCTCCTTACCGTCGACTTTCGTCTTAAACAGGATGTTTCCTTCCTCATCGGCACGTACTGAGCCCTCTGGAAGTCCAACCAAGGTTGCCAGTTGACCTTCGTCAACCTCGATTACGTCCTGCTCTTCATCAGATTCGTCTTCCTCGGATTCCTGCTCCTCGTCGCTTTCAGATTCTTCTGAATCGGTAGCTTCATCTTCGTCGGTAGAGTCATGGCTCTCTTCCTCAGATGTCTCGTCTTCAGTGCCCTCTTCAGTGTTGATTTGGTCAGTTTCCTTGGGTGTTGCCTGTGGTTTCCCACCCAACTTCGCTTCGAGTCGATTCAATACGGAGTCCTCTCGGCTCTCCGGAGACCCTGTGATCTCTGCGGAGGTGGCGTCGATTGCCGACATTGCGTCGTCTAAACTTTGATTTGGGTCCATTTGGTTATCCTTTCTGTTGTTTTACGATGAGTTTACCAGTGTTTATACACTCCTTGAAGTGATTTTTGAGGGTCTGAAGATTCTTCAAACCCATCATAAGCCTGTCTTTCTCCGGCCCACTTGAGTCGAGCGGCAGGCTAACTATTTGATTTACGTAAAAATTCCTGATCTGCTCAAAAGCGTTCTGAGTCAGGGGGTGGTCAAGGATATACTTGGCGTCCTGTGCCTCAAACAGCTTCTGTTCATCCGTTTTACTGGACATTCTCTATGCTCCCTCTCAGCTTGTCCTGCGCCTGATTTATTTCACGCACCTGATCGAGTTGATACCTGGCCTGTTCTATCTCAGACTTTATGAGAGTTTCAACCTCTTTACGGGTCATATCCCTCTCTTCCAGCTTCAACTCTTCATCGCGCTGCATCAATTTTGCCTCCAACTCCATGATTTTCTCCTGGAGTTTCATCTCAGCGTCTCTGGCCTTTTGCTGAAGTGTAGCTTGGTCGTTCTGCGCCTTAGACTGCGCCTTGAGCATCTCTGCCTGAGCAATCAGTTTCTGCGCTTCAGCTATCGGGTCTGGTGGGGGAGGTTGTGGTGGTGGAAGTTGTTGTGGATTAGTGAAATACCTTTCTGGGGCATGGAGACCAACGATTTCAATCATCTTGGCCGAGGCTTCATATTCGTTCTGCTCTGAGACAAGCCGGCTATTCTGCGCTTTCAGTTGCTGCTGTCGTGCCATTACTTTCTCAAGACCCATCATCTGAGCCTGCTTATTGCCCGTTCCAAGGCCAACAGTAATGGTGATATCGTCTCTTGAGTTCCAAGTAGCGGGATTGACCTGTACCCACTGTTGCCCCTGCTGAATGTAATACTCGGTGTCTCGATGCGTCTTCAGGAGCTTATGGATCTTCAGCATCAAAGGTTTGAACCCCGCTTCGGCTATAACCATGGCAAGGGCTTCGAGACGTTGATTTGCCTGATCCAAGGCACCCATATATGCGTTTTCACGCACCCGTGACAGGGCGTTAGCGTCCAGCCCTTTGGTCGTCCGGGACACCCCGGTGCGCGACTCTCCACGGGCATTCAGAAGCTCAAATGCTGGCATAACTTTGTCGATGACCGTGTGTACTGGTTCCATCCGCATCTGGTCGATATTAGCTGCCCGTATCGGTGCGTTGACTGCATCGTTCAGAACATCATCAAAATTAACCCCCGGCCCAACGATTGGGCGAGGATTGTTGGTTCGATACATATTGTTGAGAAGCTGCCTGGTGAGCGTGGTGTCAATTTCTTGCAGATCCTCAACCAACTCCATCCAGGCCATCCCAATGTGCGTATGTGGTAAAGGAACGGCGCACATGCTAACGAAGGGGTGCATGTTGACCTCTTCGTTCGACAGCACTTCGGTGTCGTTTACGGAGATAATCTGGCGAAGTTCCGCGATACCGTCTCCGTCGTAGTCAACATAGAGATATGTCTCGTCGATAAGCAACATCTCGGTTGCTTCATCATTACCTTCCATGTCGGGATAGTCGCCCTGATACCCTTCTACTGTCTCTTTCCTGCTTGACCTCTCGTCTGAGATCTCAGGAGAAGAGGCTAATGAGTAAACGAGATTCTTGTCAAATCCTGCAGAAACGAGATCTGATCGGGTCTTATAGACTCTTTGGTTGATGTAGTCTGCGTGTTCAAGAGAGACTTCAGTCAATTTTCCATCTACTGTGAGCTCTTCCTGCGGAACCAACTCAAAGACAATTCTGCCTTTTTTATCCTTTTTGCGCAGTTCTATGGAGAAAATCGGAACTCTTTGCATCCCCATCGGGGTTTGGACAGTCAAAAAGTCTTCATCTGCTGCTATAATCTCAATATCCGGGTCGTTATAAAGTTCTTCAACTTCCTGCGGGAGCAGATTTTCCCATGTTTCCTTCTCATATGTGACTTTTTCGTCCCAATAGACTTTCGCGTATGCGTTCATGTTCATCAAAGTGTCTTTGATCCACATGGCAAGCCGCATAAAGCCATTATTTTCCTTCAAAACTTTGTTGACTGCAAACGTTTCCTGTTTTGCAAGATCTACGTCCTCTGGTCCGATAGGTTCGAACTCGGCGATGGTGGGTGAGGAGAGGAAAATGCGTAAGAGCGATGGCCAGGCCCACTCTACTGCTTCAAGACATTCTCTTGTGGTTACTTTTGACTGTCCATCGACCTCATCCCCGTACTTCTCCCCCATATACCGGCTGAGAAGATTCTCGCGTCGTTGTGAAAGCTCATCACCGACATAGGACGTGGCGTTACTGCGCCTCCTGGCGATTGTTGCCAGAAGATCAAGGTCAGACATCTGTTTTTTCTTACGCTTCTTATAAACGTTTGGCATATTTAACGCCCCGGATAAATGATAGAGTTATCTTCCGCATACCCGATACTGTTGTATTTGTCAACATTTTTTCTATCTAATCCATGCTGTGTTAAGGTTAAGTGGTCGGCTGAACCATGTGTCGTCCAGCATCTGATCGTTCCAGTTCATCGCTAATATACGCATGGCATCACTGCTGTGACTGGACCAGTCGTGTGCCGGCTTATCTTTATATCGTCCGAGCTTCTTGTCCCATGGGAAGTGATACGATGACAGGGCGTCGATAAGCCTCTCCGTCGTCTCCTGATGAAACCTCGTGCGGGAGAGAAGACTCCTTGTTGCCTCAATCCCATCGTTAAGTGAGCCTCTGGGGGTTACGAAAAAGTTGATACCAAGGTCTCTGGCTGTCTCCAAACGGGTACCGGTCTCCGGATCTCTGTTGGCAACGTCGTGTGGTGCGAAATGGTGTCCGAAAATGTATGGTTTCCTCAGAACCTCCCGGCAAACTTCTGAAAAGGGGGTATTCTGGAACTCAAAATGGTCAATAATCTTCGGATTACCCCCCTCATCCTTCTGCGCAAAGATAACCGGGGTGCCATCGTTGCCAAGATCCCATGCCGTATGCACTTTCTTGTTCGGATCGTAGGGAAAGTGACCAACCCACCCCTTCTCCTGGATCTTGGTCATCTGATCCCCATAGACTGCACCAACGAGGGCCGCATCAAAGGAGAGATAAAACTCCTGCTCCGCAAGATTCTGCGGCATCCCGTCGTCAATCTCCTGCTGATACCTCTCCTTGGTAACAACAGGGGTGCCATCATGCCTGAAGGTGTCTTCAATGGTCTTCTTGGAAAAATGCCAGTCATCCGACGGGTTGCGCATAGCCAACTGGGCCAGGTCAAACCCATGATTCCTCCCACGGGCGGTGTAAATAAAAACTGCCCACCCACCGTTCTGAACCAAGACGGGGCGAAAATACTGCCAGGCCATGGGGTCTTGAAGAGAATACTCCGAAAAAATAATACCCTTCGGATTGGTTCCCATCCACGAATTGTAATTATCACTCCCGCCAATCTGGATCGTGGACCCGTTGATGAGTTCTATAAGCATCTCTGACTCATACTTCTTCTTGATAATCGAGTCCGGGATGCGGTCTATGAAGCGGTGCCCGTCGTCGTCGATACCGCGCCAGATGATCTTCTTCGCCTGCGTCTGCTCCGGGAGCAGATACAGATAGTTCCCAACCTCCTCATACGCCGCAATGGTCATGGCTGATATGGATGAGAGATCTTTTCCTGCTCTGCGGTGCCACAGAAGAACGACACGATTCTTACGAGTCGCACCAAGGACGCTGAGATCGGGATAGTGGTGAGGGAACAGCGGTCTGAAGAGATCTTCAGTCTGATAGAC